GTACAGGTTAGAAGTGTGTCAATTAGTGGGACAGTTATAGTAACTAGTTCAGCAGTAACGATTAACGATACTTCATTAACACCACAAGTAAACTTATTTTCTACGTCCGGTCCGGGCTCAATAACTACCCCTGCTGGATATACTTTTGTTACTGTTGAAGCAATTGGCGGGGGCGGCCAAGGATTTGGAACTTCAACAAGTAGTAGTCAAGCCGGCGGCGGCGGCGGATCTTATGCCAAGACCGCCCTTATTGCGGTAACTCCTGGAACTACTATATATTATCAAGTTGGCCAAGCCGCTGTTGATAGTTGGGTTAACGTTTCTAGTGCGTCTGCACCAACGAGCACAGTTCAAGGATGTTTAGCCAAACCCGGCGACGGGGCTGGCTCAGGTGGGCCCGGACAAGGCGGACCAACAGCAACATCAATAGGTGGTACTAAGTTTGCAGGTGGTAACGGGGGTAGTGGTGCATCAGCCGCAGGTGGCGGCGGAGCAGGCGATAGTCTTGCTGGTGGTACCGCTGTCGGTGCTGCCTTTGGTGCAGGTGGCACTGGTACAAATCTTACAGGCGGCAACGGCGGCAGCTTTGGCTTTGTGGGAAATGCCCCAGGGGGCGGAGGCGGAAGTAGTACTACTGTGAACTCTGCCGGTGGTGTTGGCAGAGTTCGTATAGTCTTTACTAGTTAAGCTACCTTAAGCAAGATAGTTTCTTCGTTAATGCGTCCATTCATTTTAGTGTCTGTAGCATTAATGTCTTCTAAGAACTTACGCAACTGTACCTTGCCTGCCGCTTTGAACTCTTTAAGTTTCTCTTCCGGCTTACGCAATGTTTTGCAGATACTTAAATTCTCATTGAAGCCAGTTAGGCTAGTACCTTTAACACCTAAGTCCATGTACTCGTTTGCAACATAGCGACCCATTTTACGAGTCTTAGTGTTGTAAATCCAAAGTTCCTTAGCACCAATGATGTCTGCAGGATTAACTGACACTAACTTCAACGGCTCGTCCGTTTTCTTGAATTTAAGTTTGGCAACAATCTTGTCCTTAGGAACAATTTTGGTTTTGCGTGGCTTGCGGTTAACTTTAGCTTCTTGTGCAAGCATTGTACATGCGCTCATAATCTCTTGATAGAAAGCAATCAAATTGCGGATTTGCTTCTTGCTACGATGGCTATAACCTTCTTTAAGCTGTTCGTCATCAGTACCGCTGGCTAACTCCTCCAACTCCTCGAGATCACGCTTGTAAAGGTCTTTAATAAAGCGAGCATGTGCCGCTTTAGCTTCTTTACCTTTGAGCATGTTCAAAACTTTAAACGCTTTTGGATCAAAGTTTTCAGCATCAGTTTGGAAACTTTCCAACGCATCTTCAATTTCTTCAGTCATCTTGTATGCTGACTCACGCACACGATCTTGGATGCTAGGTTGTACAACAGTAGTTTTAACTTCTGCTTTGAGTTCTTCTTCAATATCGTTCTTACCGGCAACAACAACTTCGCTGATAGCCTTACGCAACCAAGCCGCTGAATCGCGACCTTCGTTAAAGTCTGCACGAACAGCAGGCATACCTCGGAGCAAGCAGGAAGCGATAGCACCCATAGTGCCTGAGCAACGATGATCTTTAGTTTTCTTAAAAGCAGTGATGTCTTCTTTGGTGCAACCAATAGTAGTCATCCATTTAATAACAGCAGGCTTCAAATCTTTAGAGTTAAAGTCTAAACGATAGTAGTCCATTGCTGAACGGAATTTTTTGCTAAACTCATCTGCGTTCAAAGCTTCAGTGTTTTCCCAAGTTGGGCTGTAATCTTTAGGCGCTTTAGTGCGATGTGCAATTACTTGCTTCTTAGTGATACGAGTCTTAGTTGCGATTTTAGCCAATTTCTGCTCCTGTTTTGTTAAACAATATACATATTATAGCACCGTTTGGCACAGATGTCAACTGAAATATGTCTTACAGAGCTCATAAAATGGCAACATTTCTGGGAAAGTGTCCAAAAAATTGGTGCTTCTGCGGCGGTCGTGTTCGTCTACAAACAGCACAAAGTCCTTGCGCCAAATACCCAATTCGGGCATAGGGTTATTCAATTGGCTTTCGAACAGGCTGTAAACTCGTTGCATCCTGCTAATTTCGTACTCTGTGTACCAAGTCGAATTGGCCTGCATAAATTCTAAGCTCTTAGCAGTTCGGGCTAGGTAGTCGTCAGACAGTATACCCATAGTCATCCATTCTGGATTGCGTAGATAGGGAATATCAATCCCTACCCATCTATCCGAAGTAGTATACTGCTTCTTTAAATTTAAAAAGTCATACAAGAATGCATCGTACGAAGTGACACTTAATGCGTTATAGGTACTCATAACGATCAAATTGGTTAACGGACTTTGGGTTAGCAATAGGTGACAGTTATCTAACCATTCCCAATAGTCTAAACCAAAACGTATGTATTCTGCACGAGAACCTTCTGCTTCACAACTTGTGTAGACTGTTATGCTTTTGACTGCTTTCATTTCGTGGATGATTTTAATTTTGGCTATAAATTCGTCAATTAGTTTTTTTGGAACTCCTAAGTTTGAGTTTATGCCTAGTTCTAAATTTGGATTTGGATTTGCTATGATGTAGTCCAAAACCCTAAAGGTATGTTTGGTCATCAAAGGCTCCCCGCCTGTGATACGGAATGTGTGCAACGATGGGTACATAGTTGGCCACCATTGCCAAAATGCATCTACATAGGGATTTTCCTCACGCTCAGGGATTGGCATCTTTTGATCGTGTTCAAATTGTTTCAAATGGTTGTAGGTTAAATGGGTAGGGTATCCGCCGTACTCTTTTATTTCTTCCATCCATTTTGAACTAATCTCAGGACTACAGTAACTACATTTAAAGTTACAGCCATAACTAAAACTAATCTCTAAATAGCTAGGATCAACATCTTTCTCCCAGCCCGCATCTAATACTTCATCAACATATGGGTGCGCCCACGGATCGCCACTTTTATAAACTCGATCGCTGAACACATCATCACGATCAGTTCCATCTTCAACATTCCAGCAGTATTGACATTCAGAGGGTCTTTCGCCGGTCATCATTTCTTTGCGTAGACTCTTTTTAAAACTAGTATTATGTAGAGCACTTGGATTGCGTTTAATCTCATCTACAGGTATTACATGAGTTTTAGGATGATGGCAACTGTGTGTATGCCCTGTCGGAAGATGGATTGTAACCTGTTTCCATTTAGCCAAGCACATGCCCGGACCAATTTGATCTAATCTGTTTTTAACGTACTGTAAAGTTTTTATATCCATCTTAATAGGAACCAGTCCAAGTCTCTCTTTGATTTAAACTCAAACACGTGATAGGCTGTGCGAGCATGATATTTAAGTGTATCAATACACCATTGATTAATTTCTTGGTACTCTGCTTCACTGTAAGGAGTGGCTTCGTTGAGCGGAACCATATCATCCGCCCAAACTTCAGCTAGCCATTTACGACCGTGCTGCCTATATTCTATGTCCAAAGACTTTGACGAATCTTAATAAGACGAATCATCATTTCTTCATCTTCTTTTTCATAAGCCTTTTCAATCTTTTGAAGTAGCTTGTGTGCTGTATCCTGTGCCTTTTTAAGTACAGGATCTTTTGGAGAGCTAAAACTCAACTTGCCACCGTTGGCAACACGACTTGCTTCACATGCCGCAGTCCAGCCGCTTACATCATATGCATCTGGACGATTGCGATAGGTAACAGTCCACCAAGTGTACAGCTCGATAATTTCCTTAGCGGCTTTGGCTTGATAAGTTGGTTCGCCAAATCCCTTGCTACCAGGAGTAGCACCCATGTCTTCGCCGACAGTAAGTCCACTTGCCCATTTGAGATATTCCATACCTGCTTCTGGACTGCGCCAGGTACGTAGTCGTAGCCAACCACTGCGCCACCAAGGCACTTCAAATTCAGTCTTGGCTTCGTCACTCCACATGCAGTGATGCCATGCCTGTTCTATTTCAACAAAGTCCACAAGCTCATTGAACATACAAGGAAGAAAACGACTGCCAACATCACTCCAGTTACCCGGTTGTATGTCTCTAGGATGGGCCGTAAGAGCGTGGCTGTGAGAAATCCAGCGATTGTTAATATAATAGCGTATGTCATTTAGTTTGTCCGGAATATAATAAACAAATTTTTGAAGGTGATCGAGACCTTCTTCAGCCAACCACCAACGAATAGGATATGCGGCTTTGGCACGATCTTCCCATTCGTGCCATTCTTCACTAGTACCAGCTTTCAGCTTGGTAGTACCACGAAGCCAATCTGCAAATTTTGAACATGTCCAATAATGACTACGCATTTTAATCCTTTTTGTCACCAAATAACTGCAATAGACTTAGGAAAATATTAATAAAGTCCAAGTACAGAGTCAACGCACCGCACACTTCTGCGGCAGGGCTAGAGTCAGTACTAACCATTTCACGAATCTGCTGTGTGTCGTAAGCAGTCAATCCCATGAAGATTACGATAGCCAGGGCTGAGATAACCATCTGCATTACTGAGCTACCAATAAAGATATTGATGATACTGGCAATGATGATAGCAATCAAACCAACAAACATAAATTTGCCCAGACTATCTAAATTCTTTTTAGTAAAGTATCCATAGAAGCTCATCGTTCCAAATAGAACACTGGCACCCATGAACGCACTAAAGATACTAGCCATAGTGTATACAGCAAAGATTACAGCAAAACTCAGACCCATTATGGCCGCAAAGCCTGCTAACAACAAGATAGCAGTTTCTTTTGGAGGATCATTATTGAGTGCATATCCAATTCCAAATACAGCAACTAAGGGTGCAAATATTACCACCCAATGCATTGCACCTGTAAAGAAAAACTTTACCAATTCGGGATTAGTTCCAACAAAGAAACTGACCAGCATACTTACTAATGTAGCAAGTCCCATATAGCCGTAGACACGGCCCATAGCTTGATTTACTTCTCCTGCGGAACGATAACTAACAATTCCACTATCAGTATAATTTGCACCAAACATAATATTCTCCTTTAAACAAACGGTTTGAGATCGGGCGGTACCCAGCCCACGGGTTTTAATACTTTACCATCTTCACGCTTACGAACTTTGCCTGTATCTTTATCAATCTTAGCAAAGTTAGTTTGCATGACTTCTTTCCAAGCCCCTTCGGCATCACTACCCATACTATGGATAGCACCAATAGTAACAACCAAAATATCAACTAGTGCGTCAAGTGTTTCTAACTGGTCATGCGCTCGAATGGCATCAGCAAGCTCATTCGCTTCTTCTTCAATTAGACTAACATATAAATTAAATTGATCTTTATTAAACTCGCCGCCAACTGTTTGACCGCAAGCCTTCATAAACTTTTCTTGATCTCTAAATGCATTAGTCATATTTTTCCTTATATGGTAATATTTTGTTTAATAATCTTTTTGAAAGAGTTTTGTCCATCATCACATTCTATCGGTTTACCGTTGCGATCTAAGTAGGTAGTACCCCAAATTTTTCCGTTACGTTCAAACTCTACATATATCTGGCCATAGGCACAGAATCTGCTAGTGTGTACATCTTCGTAAAATGTATTAGCAGGATACACCATGAGCACCGCCCAAATGGCCGATGCTCCTAGAATCATGCCTTTGACTACGGACATTTAAATTTTTTCGCCTACTTCAAAGCCACGGAATCCTTTGAATCGGGGAAACCGCAAACTGTATGTACCGTCTTGATTCTGTGTTACAGCATCTGCTCTAACTTCAACAATATTTCCGCTAAGGCTATCACGGCTGCCCCAAAAACTATCACGATCACTATCTGTAAAGCCACTGCCAACGTTGACTCTGATTCGTTTTCCATCATCTTCTCCTTCGCATACTAGCGCACCAAGTTTACCTACATTTTTACCTGTACCTTCTTCTACTGCGACTACTGCTAGACTAACTTCAATAAATGGCTTTAACTTGAGCCATGCTACACTACGTTTGCATTCATAACCTGCTTCCGGATCTTTAAGCATGATACCTTCGTAACCACCAGCAATCGCTTTTGCATTAATTTCCTTGTAACGCTTTTGACCTTCTTCAGTATCTAGATTAACTAGTTCATTGGATAGGCATGTAACGTTAGGCAAGAGTGTTTGGTGTTTTAATACCCACGCTTGTATCATTTGGCTACGAACCGTTTGCGTCTTAGCCCAAGAACCTTTTTCAAATTCGTCTAACGGCACAAAGTCAAACAGGTTAAGGATAGCGTCGTTGGCCTTAACATCACTCTTACGATGCACCTGTGTCATCAAGTCCTGAAAACTACTACTCATGATCTCACCATCCAATACTAGATCGTAAGGTGGCTTATCAAATTTAGCTACTGTGCTAATCTGTTCTACAACGTGTGGAAAATTAGCAAGTTCTTTACCATTACGACTGAACATATCCACCCGACCATCAGTACGTACAACAGTAATAACTCTAACTCCGTCGAGTTTAACTTCGATAAGTTTTTTGCCTGATACCTTCGACTCGTGATTAGCACTATCGTGAGCAAGCTGACAACTGAATACAGGAATAGCATAGTCAGCATATTTCTTCTCCACTACCTTGTTAATTGTTTTTTCACTGGTACCGCAACGCAAATCCTTAATAAGGATGCGTCGATACCATCCATTCCACTCTTTCTTAGTGGCGCTTTTCATCATAGCCTGTATCATGTCACGTGCTGTATTACCGGTGACATTGCGAGATACAAAGCCAGTAAGAGCGAGAGTAAAACTATCCCAAGGTAAGCCAGGCCCATCTTCATCTGTTTTCTCCGGTATTTGTTTAAGTCCAAAAGTAATCATTGGATCAAGAGCAAGCCGACACCCT